TTGCGATCTTTACCTTCTAATTTAATACCAAAAGTACCTGCAACAGCATTAGCAGCAGTAATAAATTCTGCAGCAGCAATTGCTAAAGTAACATTAGCACCTTGATAAGCAATATCTAAAGTTAAATTTCCACCACTTATAGCTACTACTTTGTAAACAACACTAGTAGTTGCAGTACCTGTACGTAAATAATCTCCTACAGAAAAGTCAGCAGCAGTAGCTGTAACAGCTGTTTTAGAACCTTTAACTAAAGTAACAGCTTCAGTTGTAGCTGAACCAGCATCAGAGTTTACACGTCCTACGCTAAATGGAATGTTAACTTGTTTTTCAGAATTTTGAATTAATGATTTACATAATTCTTTTGCTACAGTTTCTTCAGTACTTAAAGCATCAGGATTTGCATCAGCAATTAAGTGAACTTCTTTATCTTGAAATTGATAAAAATTTGTTTTTAAAGAAGTACGTACAATAATTGGTTGATCAGCTACAAATTCAATAGAACCTGAAGTACCATTAAAACCAATATAATCTACTTGTGAAGTATTTACAGCATAGTTTTTAATAAAAGATTTAGCTGTTGATTTTAAAATTGGAGCTGATTTAATAATAGGTAGACCAGCACCTTGTGATTGTGCAATCCAAAAATAATCTCCTGTTACAGCACTATTTGTTACTTTGTTTTCAGCATCAACTACTGCTACAACACCTGAAGCTAAAGCATCAGTAAATACAGTACCATTTGCTGGGTAAGAGTAACTTGCTTTGGAAATTAATAATTGTCTGTGATTACTAACTGTTCTCATTTTGTTTTAATTTTTTAAATTAATAAATTGATTGATTGATTTTTTGTTTGTTTATAATAAACAAAAGTAATAATTTATTTCATTACTTTTTTATTTAATTCTTAATTATAATAGCATTATTCTATAATCTTTGGTTCTGTTTGAATTCTTACTGTATTTTCAGATGCTCTTACAGCTAAATCTACAGTTGCTCTAAGTAATTCTAAGTGTTTATGATCTGATAATTCAGATACCTGATTTATTAGTGGTAATGTACCATCTAAATAAATAGGTCTAGGTTTACGTAAATATCTAACGGCATAACCTGTAATTGTATAATTACCATCAGTAATAAGTTCGTGTTTAAGTCCTTCATATCTTAATCTCCATATTCTTTTTTTACTTGGTTTATTAAATGGGTCAGATAATAATGCTGCATATTCAGCATGGTTTATTTCATATACGTTTACTCTTGATGTAATATTAGTATCACAATTTTTAAAATTTACTAAACATTGTTCAGATAAAGTAAACCAAAATACATCAAATGTTGTTGGATTTAATGGGTCAAATTGTACATTTGGTAATTGAACAAATACTCCGTTAGGATTATTTAAATTAGAATTATAAGCATTTGGTGTAATTATTCTATTACGTACTAACTCACCAAAGTCTTGAATTCTTTTTTCTGTACTTTCAATACCATCATTTAATCTATTAGATTTTGCTGTATAACCAGTACGCACCAACAATTCTTGAGCTTCAGTAGCTAATGCTTGTATTTCAACTGGCTTGTATCCAGGCCCTTGGTTTGTTGATACTTTATTGTAAGCAATATAAAACTGATCTAAAAATTGTTGGTTTGTCATGGTTATTTAATGTTAGTTATTTTCAACTTGAGATTTAATTCTCAATAAAATATCTGAATTTGATTTACTTAAAAGAAATGCAATTGTTTCAGTAAGATTTTCACCAATTTGATCTGCATCTTCAGTTCCTTTTAATTTGTATCCTTTAGTAGTTGTTCTTTCTAAAGCTCCTACATTTAATGCTTTTTCAATAAGTATTTTCATACTTAAATTAGGATCATTATAAGTTTCTACAAATTTAGCAGCGTCTTTTTCAATAAGTTTTTCAATCTCGCCTTTTAAGAAATCTGCTTTATTAGATTTAGTTCTGTTACCTGTAATAACTTTAATTAAATCTTGCATTCTTTCTGTATTATCAGAAATTTTAGCAAATATTTTATAAGCCTCAAGATTGATATCTGCTTTAGAAGCTTTAACTTGGATTTCTTCATCTGCATCTACTAGTGCAAATTTATATTCTCCTGATGCATAACGTTGAGACCAACTTGATGCTACACGTCTATCTTCTTTTAATACCTTATAAGCAATATAATCATAAGGTTTAGATAAATCTAGTTTAATACCTTCTTTATCTAATGTTACTCTAAATTTAGACCAGAATGGAGATGTTCTACTATAAAACGATAAGTCACCATCATTTAAGGCTAATTCTTTCTCAAAAGCTTTTTGCTCTTCTTTATCCATAATATGAATAAACTGACCACTTACCCTACTAATAGGTAATTGTGTTGAGAACTTTGTACCTGTAAACATAAATTCACCATCATGTCCTTTTCCTAACCAATTAGTTTCTCTTACTATTGGCTTTACTTCAATAATTTTGTTGATTAAATAATTTTCAACAGTTTTTGTTACTTTTTCCATTGTTGTTTCTTTTTCTATTTGTTTATTCTTCATTGTTATTAGTTTTATTTATTTTTAAATATAATAAAAAAGTCTGGATTTCTCCAGACTCTTTTATTATAAGAGATGTTATTAATTCAAGTTTGGAATGAAACGAGCAATTCTCATTGGATTGTGTACTTTCATACCACCAACGTGTGCACGCATAACTTCATAACCATCAACTTTAGAAGCAGTCATTGTTGCTTTAACTGGGTTGTTTGGAGTGAATGGATCACGTAAACCTGGGATGTAACGGAAAATATCGTTTTGTCCTTTAACACCAACTTTTTGAATGTTTGGTGCACCATTACTTGTACCAAAATCTAAGATTAAGTACTCATAAGATGAAAGAGGACCACCATCAGGATGGATTTCAGCACATAAACTTGGATCATCTAAGAATGGAATGTGCATAATTTCTACTTCAATACCATTGATGAATCCATAAGCCTTAAACTGACCTCCATATTTCATTGAATCCATAGATCCAGAGAAACGCATTTCAGTTCTGTTTGGACCAAAGGTTACCGCTTTAGTTTCAACAGCTTTGTGGAATTGACGCATACCATATTCACCAGTACCTAATACAAACTTACGTTTGTCTTCTGGTAATTTACCTACTGATAAGCTTAATAAGATATCAGAAATAGTATCAATATTAAAAGTAGAGTAGTAGTGTAAGTTAGATGGGCTAATTTGTTCGTATAAACCTGAACCCATTTTCACTTCATATCCAGACTCACCTTTAGTTGCATAGCTACCTTGTAAGGTTTTGTTTGCAGTAGCATATAACTGCATCATAGATTTTTGACGCTTAAATTGTACTAAGAAGTCATAATCTAATTTACCAATCCAAGTAGTTTGCTTTTTACCTTCAGCATCTACAAAGTAGAAACCTAGAGGTTTATTTTCTTTTTGGTCAATCATATTACCAGGAACCATGTATTCAGCACGGATCATATTACATCTATTCTGCATACGGAATGGAGAAGAGAAAGTAATTGAGCTAGAACCACGTTGAGAAAGAGTTTGTTCAACTGGAGCAAACATTTTTACAAAACGTGTACTTGCAGGGAATAAATCAGTAGTTACATAAAGATTATAATCACCTGTAGCTAATTCTACAGTATATACCCAATTTGAACCATCTGGTTTTGGATCAGTTACAACACGTAACTTATAAGTTTCTTTTAAATAGTTAGCTGGAGCAATTAAATCTGTTGCTTCAAAAATTCTATCAGGAAATACTAATTGGAAACGAGATACTCCAATACCTAATTGATCAGAAGCTGAAGCAGCTGTAGTGTTACCAACACCTGCACGTAATTCAATTACTGGAATGTTTTTAAATGGAGATTGTGAATTTAACATCCATTCAAATGGTGCGTCTTTTTCAATTTCCAATGTAGGGAATTGATCCATAAAACGATCTAAGTCTAAACCTAGATTAACCTCAAAGATGTTATCAATAACATCTGATACCAACAAAGGCTGCATACCAAATAATGCACCTAAGTGGTTCTCTGTTGTTAAGCCTGACCAATCTTTTGGTTCAAACTTTTGTAGTGGTGAAATTAACATAATTGTCTATTTGTTTTTATTTTGTTTGTTTGTTTTACTTTTTTCTATTTGACCACCCAGCTAAAATTTTAGAAGATTTACCATCCCCATTAGGATTTTCTTCTTCTCTAACTTTACTAGTAGTCTTAGCTAATAATTTTTTAGCTGATGCTTCAATTTGAGATTCAATTTTACTAACAGCTTTTTTAGTTCCTGCTTTTTCTACTACATCTTCAAATTTACCTTCAAAAAATCCTTTTAAAATAAAGTAGTTTAACTTCATTTCAAAATCAATTGGATTTGTTTCTCTCAATTTCATAGCTGCAGAAACAGGTTGATTACCTCTTAATTCAACTGGAGTAGTAATCATCTTTAAAAGTTCTTTTTG